ACAAAAACTCTTTCTTCTTTTATTGCCTACTACCTTACTTGGTGCTTTTAGATTTCTTTTTTTACCAGTCTTAGTTCGACCTTTATTATAAGAAGCTCTACCTTTAGCATTAAGTCCTCCTTTAGGATTCTTACCCTCTTTACGAGTCCAAGCAGGTGAAGACATTATACCCATTATTATTTTTTCTTATTTTTATCTTTTTTAATTACTATAGTCATTACTCCACCATGACCTTTTTTATTTCTGTGAACTTTTCCACCATATTTATATTTGCCTTTGTTTACTATTTTTCCACCAGGCATTGCTTTTTTCATTGGCATATTATTTCTCCTATAAGATATATGCGATTATAATTAAAACAGCTACAATAATAACTTCTTTTTTATGATGTTCTTTGTAGTGTTGAAATTTGTTTTTTAAATATTGTTTCATTTTATCTCCTATTAAATGATAGGGGATATTGCTACCCCCTATCAAACTTATAACTATTTGTTGTAGTTAGTATTAGACAACATAGTGAATTTTACCCACTATTTCAGGTCTTAATACTTTTCTACCCCATACCATTAATCCTCTAACTATATCAGAGAATGTACCTGTATCTCTAATAGTCTCTACTTTGTTCATAGAAGATGCAGCAGATGTTGCACTAATATGACCAAATAAAGCTACAGGTGCAGTTGCTGAACCAGCAGGTGTTGCACCAGATAAGTCATTAGTTGGTAAGTTGTTTGATTTGTACATTTGGAAACCTCTAAGTAATCCAGATGCTACTAAACCATTTCTGATTGAACCTTGACCAGCATTAAAGTCTACTGATAAAAGTTTAGAAGATGAGTTAGATAGTGCATTGTACCATTCAGGTGCAGCTACAAACCATCTACCTTCTTCAGGTGCATTAGCTTCATCTAATTCTTTAGCAGCTAAAGCCATTTGGTTTAGAGGGTCAACTTTACTACCTGTAAATCCAATATCAATTGGAGCTGAAGTAGTAC